TTTATTCTCACAAACTGTTGAATGGAATGCGTTTTGGAAGAAATATCCAAAACAAGTTGGTCATGCTTTCGGAGTCAGTAATTCTGTAGGTGTGTTAACTGCCTTTCCAAAAGGAGACACTGACTGCAAACAGCTCAGTGATAACCTAATGGGTTCGGTAGTCATACTACAGAGTGCTGGTGCCAAAGCCAGATGGATAGCTAATCCTCTGCTTTGTGTACAAGCAATAGGGGAGCCTCTGAAGAACAAGCTATTAGCCTTCTCTCAAGCTTACCCTGAAATCAAGACACTCAATCAAGATGCTGGGCATCAGGTTGTAGTTGATTGGTTGGAAAATGGCAAGGAAGTTTATAGCTTTGATGCTACTAGCTTCACTGACAGATTTCCTGTCGATCTTCAACTTGTAATAGCTAATAAACTTTACAAGTGTGGTCTTATAGATCAGTTCGATCTGGACGCACTAGAAATAGTGACCAAAGGTTCGTGGTGGTCTACTGATTTACAACGAAGAATTAAATGGGAGGCCGGTCAACCGTTAGGTTACGGACCCTCATTCCATTTAGCGACATTAACTCATGCAATAATTCTCGATAATATCGACGTATATTGCAATGGTCGTGAGACCAATTGCTGGCAAGTCGTAGGCGATGACGTAGTTATCAACGATCGACAGGTAGCAATCGAGTACAAGGAATATATGACATTACTTGGTGTTGAAATAAACCTTTCAAAAAGTTTAATCTCGCCGAAGTATGCAGAATTCCTAGGCAAGCTCATTACGCTTGACGGAGTTAATCCCTCTATTAAGTTAAAGATCTTTTCCAGTCACTCGCAAATCATAGACGCCTTGGCGTTCTATGGTTGGAATGGTATGAAGCATCTGTCAACCAAAGAGAGAATGGAAGCACTTGATATCTTTCTCCCTGAACACTTAGGTGGTCAAGGATGGAAAATTCCAGGTGTGCCATACGGGAAATTATGTCTGATGATGAATCAGCATAATTTATCCGAAAGAGTGATACGAAAAGATTTGCGCGATTTCTTTGGGCAACCACAGGATCCCAGTCAATCGTCATACCTCTTACAACTGCGAAAGGAGTTTTACTCTAGAAACAGCTTCGGAGATCCCTCAATGTATATTGACATTGAAATGTCGAGTCATGATGCAAGTGAGTCCGTAAAGGACTTTAGCTATAATGATTTTACTGAAAGATGTTCAATAAGCTCACCAGATGAAGATAAAACTTTATCTGAGCAACAGTCAACTAGCAGTACCGAAAGCTTTAACACTTTCGTGTATCTAATTGATACCATGGTTCGGTTGGAAAACCAAACCTGCAAAAGACTCTTACCAACAAAGGATGAAGAAAGACTTGGACTGGGATCACCATCTCAGGCCACTTCTGTACTTACACCTTTGAGGTATGTGTCAAAACTGGAGAAACCGCCTAGCGGCCAAAACAGTTCTAACTTCAAGGAGAATAATTATGACGAAAGAACGTCAAAACCAACCCGTGGCATCTTTGGAAGTGAGTTTAAACTCACCATTGAGCAACAACTCAATGAATCTCTCAAAAAGATTAAACAAAGTGCAAAAAGTCAACAGTGGTCTTCAGAAATCAAAAGGCCAAAACGAAATCCCTAAGGGACGTCCAATGGTTACTTATGACTCTAAGACCAAGCGTCTAAGCTTTAAACGTGTACTTCAAATCAATGGAGAACCGTTCTATAGCCATAGCGTTGACATGCAATTAGAAAACTTTGATGAGCTTACTCGTCAAGTAGCAATTGCAGTAGCTAAGCAAGCAATTAATTTTGCGAATGGTCACAAGATCAACGAGCTTAATTTGGTTGCTAAGACCGTGAATAGAAAAGAGCCAGTCGTAAAAGACGAAGCTAGTCCTCCTCAGGTTGCTACACCTAAAGAAGAAGAGAACGCCAAAAGCGAACTTGAGC